CAGAGGATCTTCCACGCACCCGACAAGATCGACCATGCAACCTGCGCCGTGCCGGTCAGTGCCGCCCACCCGATGTCCCAGGCGCCCTTCAAGATCGCCCAGGCTGTGTTGAAGATCGCCTGAATGGTGGTCCACACAGCTGACCATGTCGCCGTCAGGACGGACCAGACGGCCTTGGCCGTCTCAGTGGCCGCCGACCACTGCGCTTTGAACGAAGGGCCGAACAGCCCCCAGAACGCGTCCCATACAACCTTGATCGCCGTCCACAGGCCCTCCCATGCGAGTTTCAGGGAGTTCCAGATGTTCATGGCCGCTTCGCGCAGCTCGGGCCACACCTTGTTCCAGGACTCACGGATGGGGGCAACTACGGCATTCCACGCGGTGAGCAGCGCGCCGACCACGGCCTCCCATGCCGTCTTGAGGGCACCCCACACCGTCAGGGCCACCGTCTTGATCGCGTTCCAGATCGTGTCCCAGTGCTTCCAGACCAAGATCAGAAGACCGATGGGACCCATGAGCAAGAGCAGGAATTGACCCCACCCCGTGGTCAGGAAGTTCCACACGGTCATGGCCACGCCCTTGACCGCATCCCAGGTAGCGCTCCACGCCGACACCAGCCAGCCCCACACAGCCTGGGCTGCCGTCTTGATGGCTGACCACACCTGGTCCCAGTACTTGACCAGGAAGAAGCTCCCGACGCCGAGAGCGATGATCGCCAGAACCACGGCGCCGATCGTCAGGGCCATACCTGCGAGCAACAGCCCGAACGGGGTGGCCGCTATGGTCATGGCCGTGGTGGCCGCCGCCGCGATGAACGCCACCGTGTTGTAGACGATCAGGGCCGCGTTCCACGCGATCCACGCATAGGCAAGAGCCTGGATCAGCCCAGGCGGGAACGACGCCAGCACCTTGAGGAACACACCGAACACAGTGAATGCCGCCGGTGCCATATCGCCGACGGCCGTCCCCACGTTCGACAGGAACTTGCCGAGATCACGGACTACCGCGATCAGGGCCGGGCCGTTGTCCTGGAGCCACGCCAGGAACCTGCCGAACCCACCGCCGTTCGCCCACCCCGCAAACCTCTTCGTGATGTCCACAAGCCACTGGGTGAATTCCAGGCCCATGGGACCGAACGTCCTCATGCCGTTGCCCATGGCGGTGAACATGTTGACACCGGCCTGAATGAAGTCCTTCAGCGCCGGGACACCGTAGTCGACGAGGAACAGAATGAACCGGTCAAGGCCCCCGTCCTCGACCCACCCCTTGGTGTTGTCGGCCACTTGCTGGATCACCGGGCTTACCGCCGCGATGACCCGGGTGAACTTGGGGAGAGCCGCTGAGAACGTGTCCAGCATCGTAGTCGCCGGACCAAGGGTGAACTTCGCGTTATCGTCGTTGAACGCCGCGACTGCGGACGTCATGTTGTCGTACGACCGGGCGAACTTCTCCTGCACCGGGGGCATGGCACGAATTGCGTCCTCGTGCACCTTCTCCATCTCGGTGACTTTCTTGAGGGCCTTGTCGTACTCCTCGGTGCCCTTGGTCGTTTTCGCGAGCGCGTTCTCTGCCGTCTGCAATGCCTTGCCGGACGCACCGAAGGCAGAGTTCGCCCCCACAGTTGACTCAATTGCCCCCTTCATGGCCAGGGCATAGATCCCCACCACAGCCCCCGCCGACGCAAACGCCGACCCGGCCGCCGCCCCGAGACCCAGAATTCCTGCGGTCACAGGGACGATGGCCGGGCCAAGCCCGACGATCAGGGAAGTCATTTCCCGCATGCCAGGCATCAGCGCGCGGGACGACTTGGACAGCGCGTTCATGGACGAGTCGAGACGCTGGATATCACGCCGCGCCTGAGTCATCCCCTCGCCGTTGTAGAACGAGTTCAGCCGAAAAGACAAGCTAGTGATCGTCGCCACTGTCTCCACCTTCCGTGCTGCCGAACGTCGGGTTGCTCACGTCCTCGTACTGATCTTCTTCTGGATCGTACCGGTCCGGCCGGTCCTCTTTCTCGAAGATCTCGTGCGGACGGGGGTACTTCTTCGGCTCGGGTACCGGGTTCTTCTTGTGCTTCCGGTCCGTGAAGTGGGCCGCTCCCTGGATCCGGCTGAGCCTCTGGAGTTGTTCGTGCGTGGCCGCCATTGCTTCGCGCTCGTAGTCCGGTCCTATCGGTCCGTTCTCACGCTCGAAAGCAAGCCACTCGGTCAGCTCTAGTGAGCTGATTCGTGCCAGTCCCCATTCGACGGACGGCCATCCGAGGGCGAGGGCGAGTCGGAAGTAGAACCCTCGTTCGGGCCTTCGTCGAAATTTTCGGTGAGGTCTTCGACGTCCGAGTCCGACAGGCCGTTGAGTTCCTGGCACTTGTCGAACACGCGGCTCAGCGCCTTGGCCGACTTGGCCCCGAGCATCTTGACGTCAGCCGCGTTGAACAGCCGGTTGCCTTCCTCGTCGACTGCGCACCACGTCACGAGACGTGCGCGGAAGTTGTCCATGTTGGGCCTCTTGCTGTTGCCCTTGGGGGCGATGGACGCCTCGAACCGGTCGCGCTCCGAACCGGTGAGGCCGCGCAGCTTGAGCACCCACTCGTCGGGGTCGGGATCACCGGCCGGGGCCCACTCGGGCACGGGCACGGTGTCGTACTGCTGGTCTTCAGCCTTCATGACTTCTTCGCGGCCAAGGAACTTAGGCATGACTGTTCTCCGTTTCGATCTTTCGCTGCGGGTCCTGCGGGTCGAGGGGGAGGACCAGGTGACCCGCAAGAGCCCTGGTCCTCCCCGGTCATCATCCGGCTCGGGCGATGGCGCGAGCCGCGTTCTCGAACACTTCTTCCAGCCGGTCCTGGATCATGGGCTGGCCGTGCTCGATCGTCGCACGGAACCATGATCCCCCGGTCATCTGCCGGACCCACACGTGCCGGTTGCCGTACACCGGGTGCCGCCACCCGGACTGGCTGTCCAGGTACGCCGGAAGGTTGATCTCATCCTGTTCGTTCATGGACGTCGTGATCTGCACGCCCGACTTCGTGATCTTCGTGCCGACACCGCGCGCCACCCGGGCGCGCAGGCCGCTGTGCTGGCCGGTGTGTACGGGGATTTGCATCACGTTGGCCTGAGCCCGCCTGGCCAGCTCGTCAGCCGCGTCCCGCAGTTCGCTGCGGAACCGGTCGCCCAGCATCGCATTCTGCGCCGCCAGTGTGTCAGCGACGCGCTTCCACTCGGGTCCGGTGCGGACATCTACCCGGATCGAGCCCGGCGTCAGTCGCGGCATGATCACTCACCGTCCTGCGGGGTCGGCCGGAACATGACCCGGACGATCCCGCCTGCTGCCGCGACCCATGCGAGCTGCACGTGTTCCGGCAGCTCGATCCACGGCAGCATGTCGTGTCCGTCGTGCGTTTTCCACCCGGTCCACTGGCCGTACGCCTCGTAACCGGCGCGCGCAACTTCCGTTGCATGCACGCCGGTTGCGGGTGTGTTGTCCATCGGGTGGGACGGCATTACGCGAACGCCTCCGTGATGCCGGTCCGCTGCGTCGGGAACGTGACCTCGGTCTCGGAGAGGTCGCCGACCGAACCGGAGAGCGGCTGGTACTCCAGGAGAATGCAGGTCGCGGTGTAGCTCGGGTTCGTGGCCGACACGGCCGCCGCCGTGGGCTTGACGACCACGGTGAACTCCGTCTCGTTGTTGTACAGCGGGGACAGCGTCGCGTTGACTTCACCGGCCGCATAGTCCTGCTGGAAGGTGACCACGAAAGAGTCGTCCTTCAGACCGGCCACACGCTCGCGGCCCTGGCCGCTGAAGTTCGTGGTTTCGACCTCGTCCTTGACGAAGTTGACTTCCACGCTGGACACGTGATCGGAGAGGTTGACCCCGTTCACGGTGATCTGGCAGTCCCGGAGGACGATCTTGCCCATGATCAGTTACCTTCCTTTTCGGTGCCCGCCTTGGGCTCGTCCGCCTGGCCGGTGGCTTCGGTCGTGTCGGCCGTAGCCGCGCCGCCAGCCTCGGTCCCGGCATCCGGGGTATCGTCCTCGCCCCATCCGTCGACACCGGTCCAGTCCTCCACGTGACCACCGTTGATCAACGCGTCGAGCTGGGGGTCTGTGAGATCCAGTTCGAGCCAGCCGGGCGCCGTCACGCCGTCAGGCCCCATCGGCTTGGGACCGACGACCCGTAGCTGCCGCGTGGTGGGCCGTGGGCGGCCCTCTCGCGGCACGGGAGCCGGGTTGGGCAGGAACTCCCCGTCCCGGTTGTTCGGGTCCAGCACGGGGGCCTTGGGGGCCGCCGGTGCCGCAGGCCGGTCCTGGATCTTTGGCGCTTCGGCGGGGGCCGCCGTGCCGCGCCTCTTCTGTGTCGGACTCATGATCACGTCTCCCAGGTCAGGTAGATGTGCGCTCGAATCCGTGCATACGGCTGAGCCTTGAATGCCACTACCGCGTGGGAGAGGTCGGTGCTGGACTCGTACTGCCCCCACACACCGATGATGGGGAAGTAGTCCGTGGCAGTGTTCCCGGTGGTATCCGTGCTGTTCTCGTTCGAGCTGTCCGACAAGATCAGTTCCGCGTACCCGCCAGCTACCAAGACGACGTTCCCGGACACCGAAGCACCGGCCCTAGCCACGCCCTGAGCATCCGGGTACGCCCAAGAGTGCTGCCATTCACGATGGATCGTCATCGTTCCACCACCGCCATGGTCACGCCGGTCACGCCGCCGGTCCCGCTGACGTTGATCGTCACCAGCCCGGTGGTCGGGTCCTGCATCTCCTTGATCAACGGGATGCGGATCTCACTGGGAACGATGTTGCCCGCTCCGGTACCGGCCGCAAGGGTGTACGCCTTGTCGGGAACCGCGACACCGAACGCGTCGTTGCCCGGCGTGACCACAGTGATCGTCTTGGGGTTCACGTCGGTGTTCCGGTACTCAGCCCACACGATGTTGCCCGGCGCCATGGTGTCGGACACCGTGGCCGCCGTGAACGTCGGCCCGGCGCCGGTCGAAACCGACAGCGTCTGCTTGGTACGAAGAGACATGATCACTCACTTCCCGGGGGTGCGGACGATCAGCCGCACGATAGCGCCTACATGATCCACACGTGCGGTCTGGAACTTCCCGCCGTACTCGCGGATGCCCTCCACGTGAGCATCCGTGTCGTCCCCGAGGCCCATCGTCGGGTCGTCCCAGAACACCTGCCGGATGGACCGCTCTCCGTACCCGCTGACGTACTGATCAAGAGCGCCCTGAGCCACGGACGACTCAGTGGCCGGTACCAGGATGTAGAGATCGAATCGCCAGGTGTCCAGACCGCGCCCCATGGACCGGTTGAAGTCAGCCGTGTCGCGCGCGGGCATGACCACCATGGCCGGGACCTGCGCCACGGACGGCACATCGTTGAACCCGCGCAGCCCGGGGATCTTTCGCTGCACGGTGTTGTCGATCGCCTTCCGGATCTCTGTCAGAGTCGGCATGTGATCACCCCACCAGGATCCGGTCGACCACGTACCGGTTGAGCTTGGCCTGAGCCATGGTGTTGTCCTTCACGCGGATGGACCCCCACTGGTCCGACCCGGCCACGCCGAAAGGCGCGTCCTTGATCTGGAAGGTGGCACCCGCCATGATCAGACACGCCTGCTTGACCGGCGCCGGTACGGCGTTCCAGCCCCACTGCGCCGTGACCCGGAGCCGGGTCCCCTTGATCAACCGGCGTGTGCCGGTCGGCCGGGGAACGATCTTGTTGTACGGCCAGCCCGGCTGCCCGGACACGATCCCGTTGAGCGGGTGCAGTTCGTAGTCGGCCGCCGACCAAACGGTGTCGTACGTCACGCCGGTGCTGCTGGATTCGACCACCAGGTCGGTGATCGTCCAGAAGTCGTCGATCACCACCTGCCGCGTGTTCTCGATCTCGAACTCTCGCGGGGTAGCGACGGTGACCTTGTTGAACTGCCGGTTGCAGTGCTGCTCAATCTCCTCGGAGACGGACTCAAGGGCCTGCTGAAGAGACGGGTCGAAACGATCATCTTCCTGCATAGATAGGTAGTTCTTGAGATCGGCAAGGGTCGCGTACGGGTCTCCGAGTGCCATGCCGTCTCACCTCCTATCTAGTGCTCTGCACCCCGTCTGACGTGCAGGAATCCCGTTGATCTTACTGTTGGACCACGGGGGCCGGGAACGCAAACGATCTCGTTAGACGGCCATCTGTGGGTTTTCTGTAGCATTTAGGGGTGGTACAAAGTACGCCGATTGTGGATCACCGAATCATGCAATGATCCGAATCTTTATACGGCGATCACGCTCGCTGAAACAGTCGGGGAAGATCCACCCGAGAAACCCGCGAAGGCCAGTCGAATGAAATTCCACGGCTTGTCAGACCTGGCCGTCGTGGTGCCGCCCGGATTCACGTCAACATCACCGACCCAGTTCACACCGTCCAGTGATCCCTGAAGGAGCACCTGGCCAGAACTCGGAGATCCGGTGTACGCCACTTGGAGCGCGTACCGGGTGCTGCCGAGAACCTGCACCGGGTCCGTGGTTTCCGCCGACGTGACTCCGTCAAGCCAGTTGACCTTTGCGAAGCTCATCAGACGATCATCCCTCCGACTGAGTACGTGATCGAATCAGCGTCCCCGTGGGAACAGTCGATCCGGAAGCAAGGCGGCATGTAGTCCTGAGCCACCAGGTTGGTCGCTGCCGCCAGGTCCGGACCGACCTTGAGGACGGTCGTCGACACGGTTGCGATCACGGCCGAAGCCAGTAGAGCCGTCACCTTGCCGGAGACCGGATCCACTCGGTTGATCGTGACGGTGAGGGCCGGGGTGGCCGTCACCGCCGTCACGTCGATCGTCAAGATCAGGGCCGTCGCCGCGACACCGCGACGATCAACCCTGAACTCCTGCGTGTCCGGCGACGCCGTCCGAGCGGCCGACGGCAGCACCTCGAAATACGGGGCACCCATGAGCAGGGTGCGGACGACGTTCGCCATGGATCACGCTCCGGGGGTCGGCTTGACGTCGCCGGACGTCAGCCCGGGAGGCTTGCGGGGACCGCGCTTGCGGGGCTGGGGGGTGGGCTTGTCCGCCACCTTGGCCGCCGCTTCCGCGTTCTCCTGGTCCGCCTGGCCCTCGGCCTCGGCCGCCTTCATGGCTTCGGCAGACTCCTCACGGGCCTTGTCCTCGGTCGCCTTCTCCTCGGCGGTCTGCTCATTGCTGGCCGCCGTGTCGTTGTCGCCCGAGGGCATCGGGATGTCCCGCTCGTCGGAGATCTTCGCGGCCTCCTCGGCGTTCTTCTGCTGGTGCGCCAGCTCCGGAGTCTGCTCGGAAAGATCGACCGGGTCTTCCTCGGCCTTCTCGCCGTCGGGGGTCAGCCCCGGCGAGTCGTGACGCTTCGTCTTGCGCTCCGCGCCGCCCCGCTGCTGGTAGTCGGCGAGATTCTTGCCGGACAGCGACCTGTCGCCGTCGGCCGGACGCTGAGTCGCGTCCTCGGTGTCGTAGTCGACGTGCTGCTCCTCGAACAGGTGCTCATTCCCATTGAGGAGTTCGTGACCCTCTCGCACACGGGTGACCCCGGCACGAAGGCGAACGAGTCCGTCCTTCGTGCCGATCACACCGTTCTGCTTGGCCACGTAGATCTTTCCGGCCATGGTTCCGGTGTTCCTTCCGCTAGTCGCTAGGTGCCGTCAGTGGATCAGGCACCGGCGCGCAGGAGGCGGAAGGCGTTCGCGTCCAGAACCTTGGACGAGTTCCGCCACACGGCGTACAGGCCGCGCTGCCCGGTCGGGAAGTTGTTCGCCGTCCCGAACAGGTGGGGGATCAGCTCCACGCTCATGCCGATCTTGTCGACGATCAGGAACTTCTTGAAGTCGCCGAGCACCAGGAGCCGGGTGGTACCGGCAGTCGAGAACGCGGGCATGGCCGACGCCTCGTAGACCGGGTAACCGAGAAGCTGGTCCGGACGGCCTTCGCCGATCCGGGCCCACAGAGCCGAGCCGCCGTTGCTGTCGAGCTGCCTGATCTGCGAGTACACCGACTTGTTGCCCATCCATACCGCGTTGGCGGTGTGGCGCGGGGGCAGCGCGTCGGCGGGCTTGTACACGTCGGCCGCCACGAAGGTGGCGCCGCCGGTGCCGATGACGGATCCGCCAACGGCTGCGATGCCGGTGACGAAGCCCTCGGGCTGGGGGTCCACGCCGGTGCCGTTCGTGAACGAGGTCGCCTCTTCGACGTCCTTCGCTTCCTGGAACATCATGCCCAGCTCGGACCGCATCTGAGCCCAGTCCTGGTCGACTTCGAAGCTGAAGGGCACGAAGCCCTGGACTCGGGTCGGCGTGACGGTGGGCTGTGCCAGGGTCGGGCTGTTGTCCGACGCCTCGGCCGCTTCGGCCGCACGGGACACCGTGATACCGGCGGAGGTGACACCCTGCCACGTCTTGCCCGCGATCTGGATCACTCGGGCGACCTGGCGGATCGGGTTGACCACGGACGCGTTGGTCATGATCACGGTCGGGTCGAGGGAGAACGGAACGGCGAACCCGCCGGTGGCCGTCGCGCCGACGGCCAGGGCCGCGCGCTCCTCGTTGTTCAGGCCGTTGACGTTACCCGCGAGGGCCGCCTTGCCGAACGCCCGGTCGTACAGGTCCGAACCGGTCTGGAGGATCCGGCGGGCGAGGTCGCCGTCCGGGGTGTCGACCCGGCGGAGCAGACGCTCGATGTGCGCGCGGGTGTCGTCCTCGTCCTGGTCCGGCGCCGCGTCGTAGTGGTTGAGTTCCACGGCGCGCATGGCGTTGTCCCGCATCAGCCGGGCCAGGTCGTCAACCGACCGTGCCTCGCGCCGCAGGGACGTGATGTCGTAGACGTTCTCGGGACGCTTCACGATCACGTTCGGAGGCGTGAACGGGGTCCCGCCTTCCACGTTGTCGCCGTTACCCGCCAGCGCCGCGAGACGCTGCGCGCGAGCCGTGGCCGCGCGGATCGCGTGCGTGTGAACCTCGTACTCCGCGCTGATCGAGTCCCACTCGGTCTGGCGCTCCTCGGGGAGTTCGGCGCCGTTGTACTCCGCGTCGATCTCCTGGAGCCGGGTACGAATCTCGGCCTGGCGCTGCTCGCGCTCCGGCACCGTCATGGTCAGCTCATCCATGTGAGCACTCCTCGTAACTGCCTTTTCCTTCGGGGGAGTTGGAGTGCTTGCGCGGCTCCGGGGTACTGCGGGAGCGACGGCCGGTGTCCCGGTGTCTCCGGCAGGCTTGGCCGCCGGAATGGTGCGAACGGCGGGCTTGGCCGCCGGTACTGCGGTGACGGTCGGACCGGCCCCGGGAGGGGTGATCGTCGACTTGTCGGGATCAGCATACGGCACGCCGACCAGAGGCTTCGAGGGGTCCTGCCGCTTGACCCATTCGACGATCTTGTCCGGCTCGTACCCGGTGTCGACCAGGGCCGCGAGAGTGGCCGCACGGGCCTGCACGTCCTCGATCGGCATGCTGACCGGGGGCATCAGCGATTCGACCTGGTCAGCGTCGTATCCGGCCTCGATCAGGTCGGTGACGACCTCGGACCGGGCAGTGAGAAGTTCGTCCGTCGGGGTGTCGTCCGGCGTCGATTCGGACCGGCCGGACTCGTTGCCACCGGCCGCCGACACCAAGGACTCGCGCGTCTCACGGACGGACCGCAGCGCGTCGGCATACGCCTCGGGTGCGCGCCGCTTCAGGCCCTCGTAGTACGCATCCGTGGTGGACCGGAGACCGGCAGTCGCCGCGCCGTTGGCGGGGAACATGGTCGGCCCGAATTCCATGACCCGGACTTCCTTGATCGTCCGCTCGGGGATGCCGTCCGGGTTCCAGTCGGACCGCTCCGGCTCCTCGACCCATTCGTCCTGGAGAACACGGAACCGGAACGACGATCCGTACGCCCCAGCTTCCAGTGCAGGGACCAGGTCGCGCACATACGACGTGTCGAGCAACGGGACCTCGTACCGGGCGCCGTTCTCGTCCTCGGCCAGAGCGCGCGGAACCCCGAGGGGCTTGTCCGCCACCTGGGGGTCATGACCGTGTTCGAGCAGGCACTTGATCTTGTCGCCCGCGTTCTTCCGGGACGCGTCGTCCTTGAAGGTCTTTTTGTACGCCCCGGGGGAGATGCGTTCCAGGAACCTGCCCTCGAACGCCGAGTTGATCTCGTACCAGTTGTCGAATACCGAGAAGTGACCTTCCATCACTCGCACGGATCCACCGGCCTCGGTCGTCTCGGCACGCACTTCGCCGAGCTGTGACTGAGTGCGGCAGACCGGTACCGGCAACCTGGTCGGAGGACCCGTGATCGGCTCGATCGTGTCGGTCATGTCGTGCCCCCCTTCGGGGCTTTCTTGATCGGCTTGTTGGATTGCGGGTCCTTGGCCTTCGGCGGTTTGTCCGGCCGGGGTGCGGAGATCGTCCCTGCGAGCCCATCGTAGATGTCGATCTTCACGCCGTCGTCCTCCCGGTGACCGGGTTGTACGTGTACTGCTGCTTGAGAGACACAGTGATCGTAGCGCCTTCTCGTTTCACCGACTCGATCTTGAAGCGTCCGCCGGTCACATATTCGCGCGCCGCGTCGGGGTCGGAATCCAATGTGATCTCGGGATCGTCCTCGTCAAGATCGTACAGTTCCTCGCCCGGATCCCCGGCTTTCATGTCCGAGTTAAAGCGCCGTCCCATGATCCCCTGAGCACCGGGTTCCACGGTGAACATGACCTGTGTTCCGTCGCCGGGGCCATCGGGGTGGTTCTTCGCGTAGAACTCCGGATCGGCGAAGTAGTCGGCCACGCCCTGGCTGTTCGTGAAGCTGACCAGGGAAAAGTCCATGTGATCTTCGGCCTTGAATGCCGCCTCGATCTCGTCGGGGTTCGCCCCGGCGTACCAACTGCCGCGCATCATCGGCTTGTTGTAGGGCTTGGACGTGGCCAGCGACATCAGCATGCCGAACGCCTGCGCCCGGGTGTAGTCGTCCGACCGGCCTTCACCCAGCAACAGGTCATGTGGACCCTGATCCAGGCCCACGAACTCGTTGGCCGTGCGCCGGACATCACGGGCTCCGACGAAGTTGCCGAACCACCCCTCATCCGTCGCGTAGAACCGGCCCAGCCCTTCGTAATCGATCACCGAGGTTTCGTTGTCGCCAAGCTCCGTATCCTCGTCGTAGTCGTGGGACCCGGGGTCGGTGTAAGCGTTGTAGTCCTTGGTGATGAACCCGGCGAAGAACGCACGATCGATGTCCTCGCGCATGGCGAACTCTTCAGCCGCGTTGAGGTGATCCTTTGTGGAGATCCCTATCCCGTTGCCTCCGCCGGATCCCGGATGCAGAAGGCTGTACCCCGGGTCGCCCTTGTTCCCGTGTCGGGCCTGGACTTTTGGGTCGGCATCACCCCTCTCGGGAGGCTTCTTGCCGACACCCTTTTTCTTGTGGATCACTATCTCATCCGCTGCCCATGTGTACTTGTCCGTGTGCACCGGATTGACCTTCGGGAGATCGTTCTTAGTGGTCACTGGTCCACCACTTCCACCACAAGATGCCGGGACGTGAACGGGTTCATGGCGGGTTCTTCGGACTTCACCCGCATCACGCTACCCGGTGGCAAGATCCACTCGGATTCGTTGTCCATGGCCGGGTCAACTGCGCCGACCGCCAGGCCTTGGTGCCGGGGGGCATGTGGATCTCCATGGTGATCCCTGGCTGGCCCTCGCGCAGCTTGTACTGCATGGCGAACGCACCGGCGATCCCCTCGTCATCCGACGAGCTGGAGAACGACTGATCATGGAATTCGTCGCCGACCCCGAGCCCCGGGATGTCCCGCGCGCCACGGTACGTCACGACCTCCTCGTCCAAGGGCTCTTGGATGTTGACCAGGTCGGCGAGGGTGTCAATGTCGCGCTCCACCTGGTCTTGATCGGAGCCGTCCGGCAGCTCGCGTTTCCGCTGCCAGTCGTTGATCGCCTGATAGCCGCTTCCGTCATTGCTGACGTATGTGCTCAGTGCCGCCAGGTGTTCCTGCTCGCTGTAGTCCGAGCTGCCGAGCATGCCGCCCATGGGGTGCTGACGCAGGCCCTTGCCCGCGTTGCCGGGGTGCAGCTTGAAGTACCCCGGCTCGCCCAGGGACCCGTGCCGCTCCTCGATCGCGTACCGGTATGTGTCGACAAGCAACCACCGGCGACGGCTGTTCTGCTGACCGGCCGGAGCGCCCTTGCCGACGTCGATCTCTTTCATCTTGCCACCGGGCGGCAGCGCGGGGTCGGCCGGTGCTGCCGAATCGGCCGGTTCGGCCTGGCCCGGGGGGAGCAACTGCACGGACACCAGGCCGGAGTGTTCCAGCATGGTCAGGTCATCCGCGTTGACCGCCGCAACGGACGACTCCGGGGTGAATCCGGCAGTGATCACCTTGACCAGGTTGGACATGCGCTCAGTCTGGATCCTCGCCGCTTCCAGCCGGTCAGTCCGCAGGAACGCAATGTCGCGATCGTCGTACCACAGCCGCGCGTTCGACCCGGACGGCATGGGGATGATCGACTGATAGGCCGCCGACACGGACCGCCAGAGCGGCCTCATGGTCCGGTCGCCGAACGACTCCTTGGCCGACTTGTAGTTACCCGAGTTGAGGGACGACCCCTGCATACCCTCGGAGAATCCGACCACCACCGGGGGCACACCGGCCGCCGACGCGATCCGGGTTTCACCGGCGCCCTGGACATTCTTGAAGTCCATCTGGACCATGTTCGCGCCGACCATGTTGACGTCAGCACCACCGCCCAGATAGATCGTCTTGTACGCGTTCTCAACCCCGCCGTTAGCCGCTTCGAACGCGTCCATGAACTCCATGAACTGTGCCTTGGTGACGTTCTCCTTCAGCGACACGGCGAGCTTCGGGGTGGCTGCGTTCGCGTAGAACTTACCCTTGTGGATCGTGGCCTCTTTGTCGGCCTGAATCTCCCGGAGAACGGGGGTCAGCCACGACATGCCCCGGTACTGCGCGTCAGGGTCCGGGATAGGACACCAGTGCGCAATCTCCTCGGGAAAGTACAGCTTGGGTTCGCCGTTGTGGATCCCGCCCGGCCAGTACGCATACCCAGCGATATCCGACTGCACGGCGGTGTCCGGCGGTGCCGTCAGGACGATCTGTACCCAGTCCGGCCGGAGACGCCGCAGACGACCGGGCTCACGCACCACATAGTGGTTGCCGGACAGGTCAACGTCCTGGATCGCGCGGGACAGTAGCTCGCCGGTCGTGCAGTTCGGCCACGGGTGCTCAAGCAGACCCAGGGCCGGGGACCCGAACAGGTCGCCGGGCCGTCCGTTGCGGATGCGCTGGAACTGGAACCGGGCCTCGGAGAACACCGACCGGCGCGCTTCCATCAGCGCGAACACAATCCCGTTCGACTTGTACAGGGAATTGATGTAGCCGGTGAAGCTGTTCTCTATGGTCTCCGTGTCGACGGTGGCCGACTGCGCACCGGCGAGGTAACTGAGCCCGCCGTAAGACATCATTTCGTACCAGTCCTGCATGGTCATCGCAGGATCGGAACGTTCCTCAGCGCGTCCGAAGAGGGACCGCCACAGCCTAGGCATCCGGCTTGCCCTCCTCGCGCTCGTTCACCATGGGCACGGCCAGCAGAACCGCTGCACCGGTGCCGACCATGGCCCAAGGGCCGTAGATCCAGGTGAGTCCCGCCGCGATCATAGCAACCGCCAGGAAGACAAAGATCAACATTTCACGTCGTGTCATCGCACTGCCACCCAGGGGGCTGTTGGTTCTTCCTCGTCGGCCTTGGTCTGGAAGCCCCACACGGCCAGAGTGGCCGCGACCAAGGGTGAGATGTCAGTAGTCGTCGACTTGCGGTCCCATGCCCACAGTTCGGCAAGATCGCGCTTGGCCGCTCCGGATACCGCGAGCGTCAGTGGCAACTGACCCCGATGAACCAGCAGTTGGCCCTGGCCCTTGGGCGGCACGATCGCCGACCCGAACCACCCACAGGCTTGCGCGTAGTCGCGCGCCGTCGGACAGGTCACTTCCATGCCGCGCGTCTTCAGGGCGCCGCCGTCACGTTCCAGCGTCTTGATCAACGACCCGGCCTGAGACGCCTTGTCGATCACTACGGCGCACGGCTTCCAGCGTTCTATCAGTTCTTCCAGCCGGGACACCACCCACCGGTCACCTGGCTTGTGATCCAGCTCGTCAGCGCCGGTGATCTCGACATGCGTGAGGCCGTCCTGGTTGAGTCCGGCCACCACGATGCATGCGTGCTTCCGGTCCGGCGTCATGTCGACCGCGAACGCCACCCGGCCGACAGGCGATGATGTCTCGTCCTTGGCCAGCTCCCATGACTGCTCGTCGATCACTAGCCACGCGTCGTCTTCGATCGGCCAGTCACCGAGCCCCAGCCGTTCGCGGTCGAACTCCTCGGGGTCCATCTGCCGCGTCTCGCCCTGAATGTGTTCGAACGACTGCCGGGGGTCGTTGACACCACCGATGCGGATCCCAAACCCGGGGTTGGCCTTGGCGTACGAAATGATCAGCCGGTTCGTCTTGCGGATCACTTCCTCCTCGGTCATACCTGGCTTGATCCGGAACCGCTTCTGATCATGCTCCTCGCAGTCCTCGGGGCAGAAGTTCGAGCACTCCTCCACGGACCATTCCATGAATCCGACGCGGGGCTCATGGCGCATGCCGCGCCGCCGCAGACGGCCTAGCGCGGTGCTGTGCTTCATACCGGCCGACCCGATGAACAACACCTGCGGGTTGGGCACGGCGGACAGCGTCGGGTAGATCGCGCCGACCGTGGCACCGGCCAGGTACATGGCCTCGTTGAAGATCAGACAGTCACATGTCCAGCCACGGCCGCCGCCCTCGGTCCGGGTCCGGAACCGAAGCTCCCGGATCACACCGTCTCGCTTGATCTCGATGCCCTCTTTGCCGTGGCTCCGGCTGATCGATCCCTTGTGCGTCGTCAGGAACCGGTCAAGATCAGGCGTCCCCTCGATCAGCTGCTCAATGCGCTGGAAATGCCTCAAGGCCGTGTCGTACAGGTGCGCGGAATGGATGATCAGTTCGTCGTCCTCGGAGAGGAACAGACCGAACAGCTCGCGGGCTTCAAGGCAGACGTCCTTGCCGTTCTGGCGACCGGCGATCAGCCCGAAGTCTTTCGACGACCACCGGCCGTCATCCTGCACCCCGAGCATTTCGTCCAGGACGAGACCTTCCCACGGGTCCAGGGACAGACCGGCGATCTCCGCCAGTTCCACGGCCTCCTGGCCCCGAGTACTGATCTTCGGCGGGACACAGTAGATCCGGGGTTCCTGATCACCCGTTTCGGGGAAGATCAGACGTTCGTCCCACGGGTCCACATAGTCCGAGATCATGCCTGGATCCGCCTGCCCCGCCGACGGCCGTTGCCGTCACGCCGGGGACCGTTCGGGGTGCCCGGCCGACGCGCCGCCAGTTCGTCATACGCCGACGCCGTGGCCGGGTGATCCGGGACTTCCTTCTGGTCCGTGGACTCGATTCCCTGCGCCTTCATGATCTGCCGGACGAGCGACGACGCGACCTCCACCGACCGGTTGTTGCCACTGATCGCAGGTGCCCACACACCTGCCAGCAGCCGGGACAGCCGGGCCAGGTTCAGGTTCCGAGTGGCCGCCGGGGACAGCGCATCGATCGGGTTCTCCGTCAGCGCCGCTTCGACGTCGGCCACCGCCTCGCCGCTGTCGGCGTACCCGCACTGCTCAGCGATCGAGTCCCAGTCCACTCCGGCCAGGGCGAATCCCAGGGCCCTCTTGCGACGTGCCTGCTCATCGATCATGGTGTGCCTCCCGTCAGGCTGTGAAGTCGTGCGGCTTGCCGTTGAGGAGGGGCACCGTGCTGGTGACGTCCTGGAAACGCTTCGCCGTCAGATCACAGTACTTCGGGCTGATCTCCATGCCGTAGCCGTGGCGCCCTTCACGCTCGCACGCGAGCAGGGTCGAACCGGACCCACAGAACGGGTCGTACACCACATCGCCAGGGTTGGAGTACACCAGGACGAACCACTGCGGCAGGCCGACGGGAAAGGCCGCCGTGTGGCCGGTCGCGGTGTGGTCTTGGCTGAACGTCGGCAGCATGTTGCCGGGGTAGGCGAGGCCGCCAAGGGTCGCGCCGTGCACCCCTCCGGTCGGTCCGTATGCACCCCCCGAGCCCTGCCGGTCACTCATCATGTCCCGAGTGGCCTTACTGGGGCGGGTTACAGACGAGTCCCCCCGCTGCCCCTGCTGACCAGACATGGTAGGTCCCGCTCCGGGGCCCTGGGCTTTCCGCCGTGCCTTGTTGGCCTTGTCGGATATAGCTCCGGCCATGCCGTTGCCCTGCGCGTCCCGCCACGACGTGTTGCCCCCACCCGGGCCGACGTTCTCCGGCACGTTGTCCGACTCGTGGCGCACCCGGTCCGGGTGCATGGTGAACTCACCCCGGGCGAACTGGTAGATCGGCTCGAACTGGTTCTTGAATCGCCGGGTCACGCTCTTGGGCACACCGATCCGGCGCCAGCACAGCTCGGTGACGTAGTGCCACCCCCACTCGCGTGCATGCGCGATGACCAGGTCCATCACGTACAGGTACGTGTCGAGGCCGTCGCACGACGCCTTGATGTTGACGAACCACGACCCGCCGTCGGCGAGGTGCGCGCGGACGTTGTCGGCCACGGGGGCGAACCATTCCACGTACTCATCCGGCGGGATCGGCTTGAATCCGGACTCCTCGTCGTAGTCACGCTGCGACGCGTAGGGCGGAGACGTGAACGCCAGGTTGACCGGAGACCCGTCCAGTAGCGCCAGCACATCCCCCGGGTTGCGGCAGTCACCGCACATCAGCCGGTGGCTGCCCAGGGTCCATACGTCGCCCTTCCGAGTGACGATCCTCTCGGGTGCCTCGGGGACCGGCTCGTCGATCTGTATGTCCCCAGGGATCTTCTCCCCGCCGTCGATCACCGAGTTGAGATCGTCCAGGTACGAGGCCACCTCGTCATCCGTATAGCCGGTACCGGCCGCGCCCTCGGTCAGGTCACGCATGAGCGCGGCTAGCGCCTCGTCGTCGTCCTCGGCCAGGTCGTTGGCCCGGTTGTCGACCAGGTTGATCCGCCGGGCCGTCTCGTCATCACAGTCGATGATCTCGCAGCGGGCCTTGGCCCCGTCCAGTTCCTTGATCGCAGCCATGGTGTGGTTCCCGGCGAGCACGATCAGGGGGCCGTTCTTGATCTCGCGCACGACCAGTGATCGATACTGGCCGTTCTTCTCGATCGATTCCTTGATCACATCAACCTTGCCCCGGCGCGCGTTGCCGGGGAACGGGGTGAGTTCGTCCAGGGGCACCATTTCGGTGCGCAGGTAGCGGGTCACAGGTCTGCCTTTTCGATCTCGACTACGGCGGTGCGGTCCTCCGCCGGGACGGTAGTGCATCGTTCTTCCCGGGCCACGTACAGAGTCCGGTCCTCCCGGGCCACGATGTGGATCCGGGCCCCGGACACCCGTGTTTCGGACGTCATGGACGCGGTGAGCGCGGTGAGTGCCCCGGCGAGGGTTCCGGAGAACGAGACGCTGCCGGACACGGATCCGGTGAGCGGGGTCAGCGTACTGGCGAATGTGCCCGGCGCGTTGCTGGACGACGTGAATGATCCGGTGAGCGGAGTCAGTGATCCCGTCAGCGGTCCTTGCGCGCGGACGGTAGCGGACACGGATCCGGTGAGCGGGGTCAGTGAGCCCGCAACCGTCGCTTGGATGCTCGCCGTGCCCGCCCCGGTGCCGGTCAGGGGAGTGAGCGTGCTGGTCAGTGATCCGGTGACCGTGGCCGCTACGTTGATCGCCCCGACGAGCGCGGGCGCCATACCGGCCGCCGTGCCGGTAACGGTGGCTGCCGTCGACACAGAGCCGGTGAGCGGGGTCAGAGACCCCCCTAGAACGCCCGTAACGGCCGCTGTGGCGGACGCGGAGCCCGTCAGTGGTGTCACCGCACCGGCCAGGGTCCCCGAGGCCGTCACATCGGCCGTGGCGGACCCGGTGAGGGGGAACAGACTGCCGGTCAGAAGATCCGTCAGGTTGGCCGCGAACGAACCGGTGAGCGGCTGGAGTTCACCCAGCAGGGAATCGGATGCAGCCGAACCTGTGATCGATCCGGTCAAGGGGAAGAGAGACCCGGCGAATGTGCCGGATACCGACGCCGAGCCCGACACCGATCCGGTCAACGGGGTGAGCGTGCCGCCTAGCGCGGCCGTCACGGTCGCTGCCGCCGACACAGCCCCGGTGAGCGGGGTCAGGGATCCCCCGGCAGACCCGGTAACGGTGGCCGTGGCCGACGCGGAGCCAGTGAGTGGGGTGATGCTGCCAGCTACCGTGCCGGAGGCCGTCACGGCCGCCGTGGCAGATCCGGTGAGAGACCCGATGCTGCCCGCGAGGGGACCGGCCGTGTTGACATCGACGTCGATGTCTCCGGTCAGCGCCATGATCGCGCCGTCGATCGTGCCGTCCACCGGCTGAGGCGGAGCATTCGGGGCAAGAATGGTGGCGTACGCACCGGCCGGGTGGCCGCGCCCTAGCCGGGTCATGGCTCACCCGCCCTTCTACTTGCAGAGCAAGATCAGCACTTCTCGAATGCGATGTACGACAGGGCAGAGATCGTCGCCGGGACGCTGATCCGGAGCTGGCAGAACTTACCCCCCGTGACGACGAAGTCGCGCCCGAGGGGGAATTGCTTCTCGTACTGGGACAGCGGACCGACCAGCGCACCGGCGAATTGCTTTTCCGTGGTGTTCGTGGTGATCGCCTGAGACCCAGACCCGTAACCAGTGGCCGACGTTCCGAACGTCATGCCGGAAACCACTTCGCGGTCACCGACCGCCTTGATCGTTGTATCGCTGTGCGCGGTGACCGTGGACGCTGCCGACGCCTGTGCGAGAGTGCATGTGGCCGGGCTGGCCAGGGCGTTGCCATTGAACGACACACCCCATTCGACCAGGCGGATATCCGTCCCGGACGGGGGTGCGATCTGTATCGAGATCCGGGCCGCGCCGGAGGTGTACGACACCGGCGACATGACGCCGGTAGTCGCATCGATCGTCGTGTTGTACGCGATGAACAGCGTCATGAGGCCGCCGCCGCTCCGAACACCATCATGAACCCGGCGTCACGGTTGGCACCGGCGGGAACCGTGACGTCTGTTCCGGACACGGACATGCTCGCTGCCGCCGCGACAGTAGTTCCGATGACCACGGCCCGCTTGACGATGGAAAACTGCTCGTGGACCCCCAGGACGTCACCGGCTGTGACGTCGAGCAGCGCGTACACCGCTGTCTTCTCGGCGACACCGGTTGACCACTGAAGGGGGAACCGGTTGAGGTTCAGGATTGCCATGTCTGATCACTCCTAGCGGGTGGACGCGCGACTGATCGCTGTCGAGTAGATGGTATGCCCCAGGGGAGGGACAGCCGGTTCTTCCATCAGGGCGCAGCCCGTCAAGATCCAGACCACGTTCGATGCAGCAGTACCGGTAGCCGTGAACGCGGGTGCCGTTCCGGTGCCTAGCTGTTCCAGCGCCAGAATGCCGGGCTGGCCGGTGCTGGCTGTCTGCATCTTGATCTCGCCGCGTTCCACCCATGATCCACCGGGCCCAGCCAGGTCATAGGTGTTCGAGTTGCCCCAGGCTGACTTCGCCGCTCCCGTGAAGTGCAGAGCCATGTCGGTGGACTGAACACCCGTCAGAGTCGCCGACGTCTTGGGCCCTGCCCCGGGGGTGGTACCACCCGACGTGCTGTTCACCGTGCGGAACGGATCACCAGTCTTGATCACTCCGGTGTATCGGAGCATGGCTGCCGCGCCATAGTTCCCGTATGTGCCGTCCCACGTGATCGTGTACGAACCCGGTTCGGATGATGCCCGACGCCAGTACATGATCAGCGTGTTGTCCTGGTTGTCGACGAACGTCGCGACCTGATCAGACCGGACTTTCTGAGTCCAGGTTCCGGAAACTGTGGGGGTCACCCCAACAGACTCGGACACCCCAATGATCAACAGCAACATATCTCCGTCAACTGTGCTCGCAGGCACGCTGATGGACGACGTGGTGACATTGTTCCCCACGACGGTGGCCGAAGATCCAAAAGCGATCGTCACTAGATCTCCTCGAACCCTATGTTCGATGATCCACAGTCGAGGCACCTGTGAACCACGCCCTTGCCGTGCTTCCCGGACCGGAGTTGTAGGTTCTCCGGCCGGTTGTCTGCTCGATCACCGTTCTTATGATGGACCGTTTCATGTGGCTGCAACTTCCTACCGATCATGCGTTCCATCACCTCCCGATGTTCGAAGATCGTTTCACCGTTCCGCATGAATCGCCGATAACCGTACTCGTCGATCCACCCCGACCCCTTGGGAGAGACCTTCTTGACCTCTGCCGGTCCCGGGTCGCCAGTCCGCTGCCACCGGCGGTGATGTGTGTTGCACCACCCCAGTGATCGGGACAACCGTTCACATCCGTCGATCTTGCACTTGTCGTCCGGGTTCTTTACCACACCTACATTGTAGTTGTGTTCTGAACGCCACGGATGATGATCAGCCAGCCGGAACCGTGATCGTACCTGCGGTGATGCTCACATTTACCCCAACGCTGATCGTTGTCGTGTTGAGGATCAGCGTCGCCGCTGACGTGCCCACGTCTCCGTCACAGACGGTCCCGATGTTGCCCGCGCCGACCGACTCCAGACGGAACCAGGTGGCCGTACCGGCTGCCGCGCCCGTGGTCGTCCGGGGGGTACCACCGAGGGTGATCACACCAGCGGATGCCGCGCCGAACGCCGGGTCGTCGAGGGTGAAAGTCGCCAGAAGGGTGTTACCGGACAGGGCGGTATCCGCCGTCGCGGGCTGAGTACCCGAGTAGAGCTTGATCGTCGCCGGGCTGGCACCGGAGTTGCACGCGAGTTCGTCGAACGCGTCGGCGAGCACGTTCCGCGTAGCAGCGGAGAGGTGGAGGTTGGTCATGATCCCTACCTGTTTGTCACGCGGATCGTGATCGTCCGCTCGTCAGTCCGGCCCGCTGATGTGGTGATCCGGTTCGCCACAGAATACGGGGTCCCCGGGGTACCGCCAGAGAGCCACACGGTGGCCGACGTGGCTGAGTACGTGTCAGAGTTCTTGACGAGACCGGCGGACACCGTCATGACGGACGCGGTGATCGTTTCACCATCGGCCAGCCAGTCCGACCAGTCCCACCGCCAGTCCAGCACAGCGTCAGGATCCTTCAGCCAGTCAGTGACCGTTGCCACCGTTGCCTCCTCGGGACGTGGTCATGAGCACAGCGTATCCCGCCAGTGATCCCCACCCCAGATGAAGCAGGGATCACTGCACGTCAGACTGTTGATCACCGGAGGCCGATCGGCATTCCTTCGGGGAGGTTCCGGGGGGAGACACCCGACGGGATGTAGAGCAGTGTTCCGAGCTGGGCACCGGCGCCGACCGACGGGATGTCCACCGACACGTACGAGTTGCCCGATGACAGGTTCTCCGGCTGGAGGATGAAATAGATCATCTGCTGCACCTGCGCCTGACCGGTGACCGTAGCGGATGCCGCCTGAGTCACCCGGGCCCACTGCTCGTCGTTGTCGAGCGTGGTTTCCGACTTCCGCCAGAAGTCGGTGATCACGGCGAGGTTCGACGTGGTGCCTGCGGTCGAAGCGGTGTGCTGCTTGGCGGTGAGTACCGGGGGTTCGGCCGCCGCGCCAGCACCGCCGACGAACAGCACACCGAGGTAGTCGAGGTTCCCCATGAACTGCCGCAGTCCGGTGTTGGCGCCTGTGGCCAGGTTCACCGGGGCAATCCCGAGGTTGAGATCGTAGTCGCTTCCGAGCATGGTCCACTCCGGGTTCGGGGCTGCGGGTCCGGCGTCACGCGCAGTCTACCGACCAGCGCTCATGCATAACGATGACATAGATCATTTAGGCCCTAAACGATCTCCAAAGATGATAATGCTCTGACGTGCGGAAACTCTTTTGATCTTACTGGTGGACCACGGGGACCCGGACGGCAAACGATCTCGTTAGACGGGCGCACAGAGTTTTGGATCTCTTACGGGGAAGTAACTTACACTCTCAGCAACATCTTTTCACTTTAGGTCACCGTATAAAGGACCGGCCGGGCGCATAACGAAAGCCCCCTCTTGGGAAGATCCAAGAGGGGGCTTCGCTGTCGGCTCATGCCAGGGCTGATCTTACTTGACCCAGGGCCACTTCACCGACTGCCCAGCGTCCAGCATGCTGATCATGGTGAACAGCTTGTCGGAGAAGCCGCCGACCTCGTACCGGTTCGCCACCGAGGTGTCGAGCGGAGACCCGGCGTACCCGGACGTGTCGATCGAGTACACCGGCACGTCCTTGGGCACCACGTTGCCGATCGTGTGCCAGTGGGCCTGGAACGCGCCGAACTGGCCGTCGTGAACGATCACGACGCGCTTGTGGCCGTTGTAGACCTGCCGCAGCACGTTGACCGTGTTCGTGCCGTGGCCGACCCGGCCGACCTGCCCGCAGAACTCCTCGATGTCCTTGAGCACCGAGCCGCCGGGGGTCACGTTGAACCCGAACGCGCCGTCGGCGAACCCGATCAGGTCGGCCGACCCGGTGGACCGGTGGGCGAGGGCCACGCCGGTGAGCGCGCCGACGTCGACATGACGCACCTTCGACTTGTCCGACACGGTGCCGCGCATGGACGCCGACGTGTCGACCATGACGAGGGACCGGCCGTCGAAGGTCGGCAGGTTGGACAGCGACGCGTTCAGGGCCCGCTCCAACGCGTATCCCCACCGGAGCGACGGGGCCGCGCGGTACGCCGACAGGAACCGGTAGGGGAACTGCCGGGACTTGGCGATCTGCTCAGGGTCCATGAGCTTGGACACCACGAGCTGAGCCGCCTTGTCCGAGACCTTGGCCTCGTCGAAGTTCCGGAGGTTGCGGATCAACGCCATGATCCCCATGTTCGGGATCATCGCCTCCCACACCTTGCGCTTGTCGGCCGACACGTTACCGGAGATCGACAGCGCGTCTTCCCACGTCAGACCAGCTGCGCGCAGACGCTCGGGGTCGTACAGCCACTCGGGGTGCCGGTCGACCTCGGACCGGAAGCGGCGCTCGTTGTCGATCACGGTCAGGCCCTCAGGGATCTGGCCGTAGTAGCCGTGACGCCGGTGCAGCGCGTAGGTGAACAGGTCGCCCTGCCACGGGGCCGTTGCCTGGACGTGCGCCAGCTCCAGCACGTCGCCGAACCGGACGGCATGGGACGTGGTGTCGTACTTGAGCAACGACCGCTCGTTGTACAGACGTCCGGCCGCGTCGGACAGGCCGCGCTTCACCGGCTTGGGCAGGTTCTTGCCGTACTTGGAGATCCAGTAGCCGATGAACTCGCCCGGCTCGTCCGGACGCTGGAGCACCGCGTCCACGAACGTACGGGGACCGGCGAGGCGCCGCTCCGTCCGGTCGTCGACCTCGAACGGCTCGGTCAGTCCGGCGTCGAGCCGGGCCTTGATCCCCTCGGCCGCCGCGACCAGGGACGCGGTGCGCATGTTCGCCTCACCACGGAGCCAGCGCAGGAACCCCAGGAAGTTGGTCGGGTCGGCCAGCGCCGCAGCCCGGCAGAGACCGGCGAATCGGTTGTCGCGGCCCTCGGCCGACTCGTAGAAGGTCGACTGTCCGACCATGTTGACCACGGCCAGGAGAACCAGTTCGGACAGGGGGTCGCGCGACCAGGCACGGCCGCCTTCGTGGGTGGTGGTCTCGCCCGTGGTGGTGACGGGCGACGTAGCGCGCGGACGTACCACGCGCTGGTTGTACCGAGCCATGAAAATGGCCTCTCTTGATCGTTGGAAGATCGCGAGAGGCCGATGGTGTCCGAGGTCGCCGTGGATACGGGATGCGCCCTGCCATTGACGCTGTCCGTCGGGACAAGCCCGGCCGGACCGGATTCGAACCGGAACTCTGTGGAGTACCCGAATCCGTCGCACCGGACACCGATGCATGGGCCTCCCGAGATCACAGGTTGGCCGGGTGCGGGGGGTTTCTGTGGAAGAGAAGTACCCGCGTTTGGCCTTCGCACCGGGAGGTGCCGATCTTGAGTTGTGGGTGGGGCGGCCTCATCGCCTATGCCGTCCCTGGTGGCCCCTGCCCTTGTCCCCGGCCACTCCTATGAGGTCCCGATCATCGTGCAGGTGGTGATCGGACTGCACTCCCCGCCATGGTGGACGGTCCTGCCTCGTGCAACCTTCGCGGTGCCAGAGATCACCTTTGCCGGTGGGACTTTCTCTGCTGTGAAGTAACCCGATGGCTTCGCACCTGGCACCAAGTCTTGATCTTCAGTTGTTGATCATGTAGCGCGGCCAGAGATCACATTCGGGGATCGAACGTTGGCGCTCCATCCTGAGCTACAGCACGCGAACGCACCGGCCGGGACTTTCACCCGGCGACCGCCCCATTACCAGTGGAAGTAGCGATCACCTGCGCACCTGGCCACACGATCTTGAGTTGTCGAGCGACGAGGCCCCGAGATCACACGATCGTGCCGGGGTGAGTTCACCGAAAGAAGTACCCGGCCCGGACCATGTCCGGTTGATCATTCGCACCGGGGCCGGTGCGTCGTTCTGTCGTCCATAGTACGTCATGCCCGGAGCAGCGCAAAATGAAACATGATGATCCATGATCTTGCAGGTCAGCGCATGGATGATCTTGCATAACGGATATGCAGAGCTATACATTGATCTTGGAGTGATCGCATAATCAGTGCATGAATGATCTTGTGAATATCGATCTTGAAACCTATGCATAGCCCAGTGATCGTTGATCATGCCTCTGACGTGCAGGTTTATAGGTCATTATGCACGAATGGGTTTTGGATCTTTAGGGGGTTATCCCGCCGC